TGGTTTTATATCCTGATTTGTTGTTGGTAGTAAAAAATGAAAAATCCATATATCTATATTTTACTATAAATATACGGATTATATTTTAGGATGTAAAGGATAAGCGAACTTTTCTTTAAAGAAAATCAATACACCTGTATACAACGATCCATTCTAAGAGATGCATCAATAGTTGCAAGGTCATCCCTTGAATAATCCAAGTCACCAAAGTTAAGATCAGTTAAAAATGTACCTTGAAGAATCCACTTCTCAACCACAACCCCTGTTGGGTCTAACATCTCTAACTCAACATTTTTTTTATAACCTACAGCGTACCCCATTCTCCCAGTAACGGACTCTGCATGTAAACGGAACCACTCCATGAGTGCTTGTGAAGCAGACGGTCCTATCGGATCTTTAAATGTTACTTTTAACTCATTCCATACAAATCTACCACCAACATATGTTGAAGTATTTAAAAATGGAATCTCCACTGGATTGATTTTTGCGCTTGGTCTTGCCGCCGAAGTTACATACCATTCATTTATTCCTAGACTCGAAGGGAATCTAATAATAAATCGGTTTTTTCTTTTCGGTTCATAAGGAACCGGCATCTTCATTAATAAATCGGCCATATTCTTGTTTTTTTAATATTTATTAGTTATATTTCTTTATTATAAATATATCAGAATGGAAAAAAATAAAGATGAGATTAAAATATACCTAAATACTGAAAATAAATCTGGGTACAAAACAAGAAAAAATCATATAATTAAAAATTTTCCCGAATTTTATGATAAATTATTAATATATCTCACCAAGTACAAATTACTAAACACCTCATTCACAGAATCATTATTCTTATATTTAAATAACCTAACAGAAACCCCAAAATGTCCGGAATGTGGCATTAAGTTAAAATTTAAAAGATCCTTTAACGAAGGATATGGTGAATATTGTTCAATTAATTGTACAAATTCGTCACAAACTCATATTAACCATGTAAAAGACAGTAATAAAATAAAATATGGTGGTGTGTCTCCCATACATTCTACGGATATTAAAGAAAAAATTAAAAAAACCAATATTGAAAGGTATGGGTTTGACAACTTATTCAAAGATACGGAACTCATCAAAGAAAGGGTTTTAAAAAAATATAATGTTACCCATATATCCAAATTAGAAAAAACAAAAGAAAAAAGGAAAAAAACTAATATTGAGAAATATGGTGTATCCACCCCGATCTTATTAAAACGATCCAGATTATCATTAATGGAAAATTCAGATAAAAACTTTAAAGAAAAATATTCCCATTTAAACATAATATCAATTGATTATGATGATATTACCATAAAATGCGAGAAATGTGGTGAAAATTACACAATTAATCGAAGTGTATTATTTCATCGAAATGACATTACTAAAAACCCATGTACCATATGTCACCCAATAAAAAATGGCACATCGATATCTGAAACAAATATTTGTGAAATTATTGATGAATTAGGAATTGATTATGAAAAAAATAATCGAACCATACTTAATAAAATGGAATTAGATATATACATTCCAAGTCATAACGTTGCAATCGAATACAATGGATTATTTTGGCATTGTGAAAAATTCTGTTCAAATAATTATCATGTAAATAAAACAAATATGTGTCTTGAAAAAGGAATACAATTAATACATATATTTGAAGATGAATGGTTATATAAAAAAGAAATTGTTGAATCAAGAATTAAAAACATTCTTGGTTACACAGAAAATAAAATATTTGCCAGAAAATGTATAATTAATGAAATATCAACCTCAGATTATCGAAATTTCGTTGAAAATAACCATATACAGGGTAATGTAAATGCATCAATTAAAGTTGGATTATTTTATAATGATAAAATCGTATCTGTTATGTCATTTGGTAAATTGAGGCTTTCTTTAGGTCATAAATTAAAAAACAACACATATGAAATGTTACGATTTTGTAATGAATTAAATACTACTGTCGTAGGTGGTGCTAGTAAATTATTAAAATGGTTTATTAAAACTTACCAACCAGATGAAATTATAAGCTATTGTGATCGAAGATGGAGTACTGGTAATCTTTATTTAAAACTTGGATTTGAATTAAATAAAACCACTAATCCAAATTATTTTTATGTAATAAAAAATAAAAGAGAAAATAGATTTAAATACAGAAAAAATATTTTAGTTGAAAACGGTTTTGATGTAAATTCCACAGAAAGGGAAATAATGTTAAGTCGAAAAATATACAGAATATATGATTCTGGATCAATTTTATTTAAACTATTTTTAAGATAATTTCAATAACAGTTGATTTTGTCAAAAATTTTCCGTATTTTTTGGACCAACATAATAAGTAGCATATATAGGCCCTCTTTTTCTAGTATAGTATAATATGGACCTTCTTTTAATACTAGAAAGAAAAGAAACTAGAAAGAAAAGAAACTAGAAAGATTCCAGAATGGACCTTTATTATATAATACTCTTTTAAAAATAACTAGAAAATAGCATTATGCTAGTTAAAAATTTTTAATTCAAATTTCATAGATCCACAATCCCAAATTCTATCATATCCCCTTTCTTGCATAATTTCCCATTCTGTTTTATCTATTGAAAATCCTTCTTTTACTAAAACATCTTTTCTAAAAGAAAATCTATGATGTCTATTAAGAAAATTACCAACTTTAATATACCAATAGTTTGGTGGGGTTTGATGTATAAAATCAAACCCACATTTATGATAAATTGTATCTTCAGGAATAATGCCAGACCATCTTGAATCTGCAAAAGTGGTAATTAAAGATGGATTGTATGTGTTAATGAAATATTTTAATAATTTAGAAAATCCTCCATTAACAGTAGTATCTAATTTATTGGAGAATCTTAAAAGCTCATATTGATCTTCAATCTTTTTTCTTTCTCCTAATGAATTTCTTTTTTTACCAAATGTCATAACACTAACTAACGTGTCGTTTAAATATAATCCAATTCTAATTTTATCAATTGAGGCCCCTTGTAAATGGTTTTCATTTAAAAATGTTGTTGACTGTAATTTTGTTATTTCTTTTATAATAGTTTTTCTACCATGTATTTTATGTTCAGTGTGTCCTATCATACTTTTTATTCTAGATTCAACAATTTTTGAATTTAATTTTATTTCATCTTCAAAAATATGGATTAATTTTATCCCATTATTATTTGAATTAATAGTTTTGTTAATGTGATATTTTTTATTTTTATTTCCATGTATTTCAGAATGATAATAATTTCCATTAATTTCAATACCAATATTTTGATCAGTTAATAAATAATCAATTTCTTTACCTGATAATATTTTTCTATTATTTTTTAAAAAGTTAATATCATATTTATTTAAAATGTTTTCAATAAAAAGATTTAATGAATTATTTGATGATAGAGGATTACATTTTCGACATATGATTTTATATTTACAAAATACCTGAGTATGAGTAAACACATATCCACATTTCGGACATTTCATTGTTGCATAATCATTATCAACATAATCGATAAAAATAAATCCATTATCCTCAATTCTTTTTTTCACACGATTAAGCCGATTTTCAATAATATTTTTTTTATAGATATCAGTACAAACATATAACCCCCCAAATTTCTCTTTTTGTTTATTAATTAATTTTATATAATTTTTTTCTAATTGTAATGGAAATTCTACGCCAATTTTTGAAAAATTTGTTTTTTTAGATTTATCTTGAAAATTTTTTAGTTTTAAATGGTGACCGCCATATTTTTCATTTAAAGTAATATTAAATTTTTCTCTGTTGTTATAATTTGGATCTCCATATTTTTCAATTTTTGTTTTTTTTCTTTTTTTAACAATTATTTTTTTTTCTTCATCCGTTATTTTCGATATAGTTTTTCTAAATTTTTCCATTATCAATGGATTATCCATGTGATTTTTAGTACCATATTTTTCAATTTTTGTTTTTTCAGATTTAATTTTAAATTCTTCTGTTTGAAAATAATAAAGGCCATCGTTTTTTAATAATGTGGTTTTAATTGATTTTTCAATTCTTTCCTTAGTATTTTTTTTACTCCATTCTTTTCTACATTTATCAGAGCAAAGTTTATTCATTTGTTTTTTTCTCACTTCAAATTCAATACCACAGTTCAAACATTTTCTTTTTTCATATAAATGATCTTGTTTCGGTTTACCTTTAATCCCTGCCAACATATAACATGTTCGATTACAATATTTTTTATCCCTTTGTTTATAAGGAACTGTAAACTCATTTTTACAATATTCACAAATTTTAGTTATATACATCGTTTTTTTATAAATATACGGAAAAATCTTCTTATTACCAACAGGAAGGGTTGAAATAAAAAAACCCCTGAAATTTCAGGGGTTTTAATTGATATATAAGACATTACATATTAAATATTCTCAAAAGAAGCACCCGTTGGGGTGATTATGAATTCAACATCAATATACTCTAATGACCTTGTTGGTTTAATATAGATCTTACCCCTAAGAGTATTAGCATCGATATCTTCAGGATCGTTTGAAACTGTCATTCTAAAATCATACAGTCCTCTTTCCTTTTTGATAGCTTCAAGGATTGGATTTACCAACCTTGTGAATTCATTTCGTACCTGTTCATCATTTTGTTCAAATAACAACCTCACGGCTACAGCTGAAACAAGTTTTCTTGTTCTCAATAACAATCTTCTTACATTAATTCTATCCAAAGCAGATTCTTTAACTTGAAGAGTTTTATTACCCCAAATAATTGGTCCTGTATCACTAAATGTTGCAATAGGATTAATTCTTACTTTATAAAGTTCATCTCTTTCATCAAGTGTTAATTTTTTAAGAGCTTTAACGGCGTTTACAAGTCCTCTTGAATATCCAGCGGTAGCAAACCAAGGATAAGATACATTATCAGTTAATGCAATATTTCTAACAACTTCTCCTGTTGGTGGAATATAAAGTTGAGTTGAATTATCATTATCTCTAACCTGAATCCATGGCCAATAAGTACATGAATAGTTACTATCCATATCCAATCCATCTATTGCATCCGTCACTTCATCAACTGTATCATAATTTGGTGATGCAATAATATAAAGTGAA